TTTTATAATGTCGTTGCTATAAATTTGGTTATACCTCCACACCGCAACATAGTAAGCACTAAATTCTATTATTCGGCCTAAGTCCTTAGCAATCGCATAGAAAGTATTGTTTGTTTCATCTCTGTCATAAGCCTTAGAAACTCCGCTAACAGCAGCAGGAATTAACTCTAAAAACTGCATATTAATAGCACTCAATGCTCTATTTCTGTGCCTGTCAATTCTTGCATCTTGCAATTTGGCTATTTCAGTATCTTTTTGAATGTAACCCATTGGAGGAGTTGGTGCCGGTGTTTCCCCCATATTTGTTTTGGCAGGTCTTACTCTTAATGGTTCATAAGGACTAAATGAAACATATCCATCTTTACACTTTGTATTTGTACAAGGTACTTTCTGTTGGTCTTTTAATAGGAATCCGCTACCATTACAACTACTACACTCCTCACTTTGATAAATCCATTGCTGACTATGTATGTGCATAACTATCTCAGCTTGTAAATCTGAAAATTCAACCGTTGCAACATTTAACCAGGGCAACATCGCCTTTAATCTACTTTGGTATTCAGTTCCTAAATCCTCTGTGGATTCTACTAAACCTCCCAATCTAAAAAAACACGCTTCACCACTTAAATTAGGGATAGACTTTTCAATTCTCCATACCCCTCTTTTATCCATTACCCACTTTGCCCATTGTATTTTATCTACTGAGTACAATTCTCTTGAGTTTTCACCTCTGTAAACAAAAGATTCTCCTTCGCTAAAATAAATTATTTTATCGGTGTTTATTATGTATGGATGTGGCTCAATATAATTGGTGTTGTCTTCGTTTCCTTCTTCTGTTATAGGTTGATATCCCCAAATCAAACAAATGCCATTAGCATCAATTAAATACTGCTTTAGCAATGTGCTAAAAGTATAGTTCATTATTGACTGCTTTCCTTTAAAATCTGTTTCTAAATACTCTGGCAATTTTTCACCATCTGCAATTTTGGTAAATTCTTTTTGATCGGGATATTTGATGAAAAATCCATCGGCTCTGTGAATCTTATTTAAGGATGCTAAAACCCTATCAAATACTTCTTGAAATACGGGTTGATACGTTTTCTCTCTGTATTCCTTAACCATTTGAGCCTCGTTTGGCCTACGTTCATCAATTAGCTTTTTAGGATATTCGTTGTCTGAATAGTATTTAAAGTTTGTATATTCCTCATCCTCCATGTGAGGTTTTTTGTATATCTCTGCTATTGCATTAGCATCAATTATTTTGTAGTTTTTTTGTAATTCCATTTTAATAGGTATGTCTTTCAGGTAGCCATTTCTTCTTTGGCTGTGCAAAATATTTGTATCTCATATTCGTAATATTTGCGAACAATGAAACTAATAAATCGTAGTTGTTTTTAGTTAGTGGGCTTAGGTTGTTTCCACCTATGGAAACTCCGCAATAATCTTTTCTCAAGTCTAATATCCTCATCTGCTTACTTGCATCCATTGGCCAAAATGTAGGATGAAATACTTCTTGATGTGGCACAATTTTATTTTGAATCATTGCAATCCATAAAGGCAACTCATCAGGAATACAACCTCCAAATTCAATTGATTTTACTTTTAAATTTTCAAAGTTGTATATCCAATCATTAAATAGTTGATTGTTTGCTTCTGTTTTTTTCCACCAAATAAACTCTGAATGAACATTCCAAATATCTTCATTTGTAAATCCATAGGCTTCTTTTATTTCTAAAAGGTTTGCCCACTGGATAGATTCATTTGTTATTTTATCCGAATCATAAGCAGTAAATCCTGAATTTTTAACGGTAAAATCAACATGTTTTATTTTATCAATTATAGTGTCTAACATTCCGTTGTTAATCATTATAATATCTGAATCCAAAAACAATGTATTCTCAAATGGTGTCAACTCGTTGATATAGCTTTTTACTTTTATAAAACATTGCTCACCATTGTTTAATAAATATTCATCGGGGCATTCGCTTTTTGAATCAAAAAAGTTTATGTAATCATATCCAATAGCTTTTAGAGTTGATTCTGTATAAACTAAGTGAATAGGGTATTTGCTACCATTCCCTTTTATTGACATTGCCAATGTAGCGGCTAACTTTCCATAGTTTCCGTGTCCTACTGCGACTATTAATATTCCTGTATTCATATTATCCACAATTATTATTTATTTCGTTAAATGGTGTTTCATAAACTTGAAAATCTGCTGGCCAAACATTCATCCCTTGCATAATACTTGGGAAGTCTTGGTTATATTCGTTTTCAAAAGTACACTCTAATTGATAATCTGTTGATGTTGCTATTAATACTGTGTCGTGGTTCAATGCAACAACTAACTTTTGATGCAATTCCTCAGTCAAAAAATCTGTAACAAACTTATACTTTTTTGCTAATCTTGCAAATACTTTTGTTCTTACTCCATTACTTCTAACGTATGTTTTTTGTTCAATGTCAAAGGCAGGATTAACAGCATACATTGGAAGTCTTATTGCATTAAAAGTTAAGTTACTTGGATAGAAAAAGCCAAAAGCATCTTCATTATTTCCATAAGTAATTCTGCTTGTAAAACACTTATCTTCTGAATATTTAAAACAAGTTATTGAAGTTTTGGATAAGTATGCAGGTGGTTCATCTCTAAGGAAATTAATCTGTATTTGAAAACAATCGCCATCTTCTAATCCATTTAATAATGTACTACCTTGAAAATTTAAACGAATTAAATAAATTGTTCCACTTTGCAATACTGCCGAATCAACAAATCCAGTTATTGTTGTAAGTCCACTTGATGTCAATCTTCTTACTTGCAAACCTGCTTCAATTGCTGCTGCATTTGCATAATCGTTTGTATTTAATTGAAATTGAAATCTTATATCTCCTGCTTCACAAATAGGCAAACAAGTATCAACAACAACTCCACAATCATTGTCAGTAATAAATTCTTGCTCATTAAATCTTACAAAGCTATTCTGTAAATCTATAAGGCTTGTGGCCATTATTCCATAATTGCGTGGAGCAGCGTAAACTTAGCCATTCCTTGATTCGGGTCATAAGTAGCGGTTAATAAATAACCATAAAATGTAGTGTCGTTGCACTCAAATGAATAAATATTTTCATAAATGTTAACCAACATTTCATTCATAAATTTATTCATTGTCAAAGGTATAGAAAATTCATAAATAATTGGCAAAAAATAAGGTGCTGCATTTGCACTTACATCAAAATCTGCTGTTACTATGTTTGCATTTTCCTCTATTGCCCCATCTTCTAAATCACACTGCCCAGTCATTCTTCCTCTTGCAATAAAGTTTCCGTTTGATGAATTAAATACTAATTCTTGCGGTGAATAAAGGCATAATCTATTAAACCAATTTAATAAATTTCTTATCGGTGTCAATCTGTAATTGTATCTTGTTGATGGACTTACTATGTTGTATGGGTCTGATACTCCTTGAACTGCATTTGAGCCATCAATATTTATTACAAATGTATCACTATCATATCTCCAATCGCTTGAAAATGGACTTTTTCGCCTTGTAATTTCAATCGTATATCCTGCGGTGATAAATTGTGATACTAAGTCAAGTGTTTTATCTGAATTACTGCCTTGCCTTGAATACTTTCTCATTGTATTCATTTCGTCAAGTCCATTATACTCTTCAGATTCCCATTTGCTATAACCTACATTTACTTTGCCAAATAAAAACTCTTTTGCATTGCTAATCTTTACCTCATCAACTGCCCCTAACGATATTGTATTATTTTGTTGATAGAACTGTTTAGCCTTGTCAATTATTAAATTGCTGCCAGATATTCCCCAACCTAAGTTAAATATCTTTGAGGTGTTTCTAAATAAATTTTCCCAACTAAGAAATAGGTTGCTTGTATCGGGTTTTCTTCTTAGCTTTAAACCATTTGTTAAAATATGGTCAGCCATACATTCATCATTGCATTGTACATCGTAGCAATCTCCTACAAGTGCTGTTGGTAAAAATTCAAATGTATCTTTTAAGTTTACCCCTTTAATAGTTGTGGCAGGGCAACTTGTATCAATTCGCATTTCTAAAAATGAGCCTTCATCATAACTCCAATCAAATCGCATTTGCTTACAATCATTTGTTTCTCCATCAGGAGTAATGTATTGAATTTCAAAATAAAAATATAGTTGTTGTGAATCTGCAAAGCCTGGCCCAAATGATTGTGTATAAGAAAAAGGAATCACAACAGGTGTAAAATTATCAGGTATATCATAATCAATTAACAAAATATTTGTTACATCAAAAGCTACCCAAGATGTACCATCATATCTATGAAACCAAACAAATATATTGGTTATTTTTGCATTTACCGTACTTCTAATAGTTACAGTGCCACTTATATCAATATCTAAATTAAATGCATAATTAGGCTCAATACACAACTCTTGTAAACTAATATTGTCTAAATCTCTTTCCCATATTGTATAATTAGGTAATTGAGAAGTTTGCCAATCAGTTTGTTCTTGTATTGTTTCTGTTGCACAATTAAATGATTGTGCTGTTGGGTTAAGAAAGTTAAATGCAGGGATTTCTTGAATTTGTGTAAGACTTAATGCCAAAGAGTGATATACTTGTCCTAAGCAAGGACATTCATCGTAATCTTGTGTATCTAATGTTATTTGAAAAGTCGTTCCACCTCCATCTCTTATAGCCCTATTTCTTATTACTATATCTTGACCTCCCAATGTAATATCTACCTCTGCAAGTGGTGTTATTGCATTGCCATCTATATCGCTTGTAGTTGCTAAGTCTATATCTTGCGACATCCTTACCATTAAATCATTCAAACAACTATTGGCATTTACCGCAATCTCAATCATACACATATCTCCACAAGTACGCTTATAGGTATTAAAATCGAATTTAAACGTATCTAACAACTGAAATGCTTCGGACTCACATTGATACTCTACTTTTAAAAAAGCTATTGAATCAGCTCCCGTAGTATCATAAATTGACTTTAACAATACATAGGCATCCTCAATAAATTGAAAGTCTGTATTCTCAATGGTCTTAATAATTCCGTGATTCTCAAAGTTTCTCGTTAATGCAATTGTCAATCCATCCCATCCAATAGGCTCAATGATATCCGTTTCATCTAAGTTACTTTCAATTATTGTAAACTTCCAATTCATTTCCTAAATTTTTTGTTTAGATATTCATTCTTGCCATTCTCAGTAATTAAAAATTTTCTAAATCCACTTTCATCCATATTTATGTTTGTGGTGCTTTTGTTTTTGCTAAACAACCTATCTAACTTATCATAGTCAATAGCTACTGAACTATTAACATACACTGGACTATTATAATCGTGTGAAATATTGTAGTTTCCTTTTGATGCTTCCAATAATAATTCATTGGCAATACTTGGGCTTACCTTTTTATCAAAAATTAAATCTAAGGCAGGGAAATAGCTTTCTTTTGTTTTTGTAGGGATGACCATTTCTCCTTTGGATAGATAGGCAAGTATTGAATCGCTTGTATCTGTTCCCGGGCCTTCAACTCCTTTTGTTCCTTTGGCAAACTTTGGAATCGGTTGATTCTTGATGGATGCAATTTGTAAGGCTGTCAATGTTGCTATTCCTACTGCGGCAATACTTGCTGAAATCGGATCCATTGTTGCGTATGCCTTTGTAATTGCTATTGCACCATTGATACCTGCTTGAACTACATCCGCTTGTCTTTGCTTTCGTGCCGCCTCAGTTTTTATTCTTGCTATTTCTCTTTGGGTATTTCTTTCGATAGCTTGTTGTTGTGATGCTGAAAGCTCACGACCTTCTAATTGTTTTCGTTGTTCTTCTTCTGCTGCGGCAACTTTTAAATCTGTTTCTTGTTGTAGATTTTGTTCTATTGTGCTAAATGTAAATGCCGCTGCATTTTCTAACATTTGAAAGGCTGTCTGCTGTGCTAATTTTCTATATTCCTCTTCTTTCTTTGCCTTTTCTTCTAAGTATTTTGTATCAATATCAGATTGCTTTTTCTTTAAATCCTCGTAATCTTTTAATTCTTTTTCTACTTGGGCATAGATTTCTTCGGAAGTTTGATAGCGACCTTCTGAGGCAATTCTGCTGTATATTTCATCAATTTCCAGACTGCTTTTTTGATATTCTTTTTGTATGTCTAACTGCTTATAGTAATTCTTTTTAAGTTGTGATGTTGCATCAACATCCTCCATTGCTCTTTTGTTCGCTTCTTCTGTGGCTTTGGCTTCTGCCTCTGCTCTTTTTCGTGCTTCTTCTTCTGCCTTTTTTAATGCGGCAGCATCTGAAATTGCTTTTAATTTTGCTTTTTTCTCTTGTTGATCTTTTAAATCTTTCTTTTCTTTTTCATCCCATTTTTTATTTATTTGTGCAACATTGTCTTTGTATTCCTCTAAGTTAGATTCTTGGAGTTTCCAAAACGCTTCTGATGTTCCACCTTCTTTAATGTATTTTCTTTCAGCTTGTTTTTGTTCTCTATCATAAGAAATTTTTAAGGCTGCCAATTCTCCATCTCTTGATGTTTTTAATTTTTCTAACTTTCTGTTAAGTACTTTCTCATAAATCTCTAAATCCCTTTCATACCCCTTAGATAATCTTTCATTCATCTGTTGAGATTTACCTCCCGCAGTATCCATTTCCATAATCAAATAAGCAAGTCCCGCAACTAACAAAGATATTCCAGCAGTAGCAACAGCAGTAGCCGCAGAAATTTCAACTCCCATTACCGTTGCACTTTTACCCGCTAACTTTTCTGATGATGCTAAAAATAAATTACTTAAAGCGTTTTTATCAGTTGCTAATTTTGCCAATTCTTGAACACCTGTTAATACAGCCATTGCACTTTGAACTTTTAACAAGGTCTTTTCAAGGTCTTTGTTTTCATCACCCATTAATCCAATAGCCCCTTGAGTCACTGCTACCCCTGCTGCCAATCCTCTGAATCCTTCAACTACTGCATCAATCCTCTTAGTATCGCTTGATAATGCCTTAATTTTTTGATTGACATCGCCTAAATGGTCGGTAAGTTCTGCCGCTCTTTTTGTGGCTTCAGATAATTGTTTTGCATCCAATCCACCACTTGCAATCTGTGTTTTTAATTCTCTTAACTCTTGTTTTAATGTTTTACCTTTTTTTGCAGTCTTTTCCATTTCCACTCCCATTTCCGCAAAGTGTTCAGCAACTCCCTCTAATATTCCTGCTTGTATTTCGTTTTTAAGGTGAGACATTTCATCGCTAAAATTACCTGCTTCTTGAGTAGTCTTTTTAAGTGTGTTTAAATAACGTGCCTGAGATTGATTAATTTCTTCAATCTTTCTTGCATCTTCATCTGTAATCTTTCCAAGTAATTTGAGTTGGTCAACTGCTGGTTGTAATCCTGTGGTGTCGGCAGTAAACTTAATTATGACATTTTCCACTATATTTTATTAGCGGTGCTTTGTTTTAATTGTTGGCTCTTCGCTTCGTTTGCGAAAAAAAAGAAATCGTACAAATTTAATGTATTTATTTGATATGTAGGAGGTAAAAATTTCATCACCACTAACTTTAATCGTTCTCTTGATTCAATTCCTCTTCTAACAGAATCAATGAATGAGCCGTTGCTTGTAGCTTTTCTATCTGTTCCACTATTCTCAAATACGTTTGGGAAGTTTCTCCGTATTGACTTAAAAACGGAATCAATTTCCTCAAGGGTGCGTACAAAAAAAAACCATCACCATATTTTTTCCAACTTTCAATCTTGTGTTTGTTGTATTCGTGGTCGTATCTCAATACGCTTTCTTTGTCATCAATAAAGGCAACCGAAGCAACCTTATAGATAATCTCTGGGCTTATGATGTACTTCAATCTTTCCTCAAACCTGGCAATCTCAATAAACATATTTTTTAAGTCTAAAGATTTACCATTCTTTACCTCAGTACATTTTTTCATTACCTCAATATGGTTTAGAATATAATCCCTTGTTACTCCATTTTGAAGTTCCTCAAAAAATATTAAGGCATCCAATCCACGTTGGAATGGCATTGAATTTTTATCTTTAAATTCATAGTATTTTACTTTATTACACTCGAATGCAAACTCTAAAGTAAATCCATCCTTTACAATTACATTAGAATTCGGATTCAAGTTCTGTAATCGCTTTTTTATCGCTCCAAACATTATTTATTTTTATTTGATATTGGTTTATTTTCTTGTAAACTTTTACTTCTGTTGATCCGTTTGCAAATCTATGATATTGGTTGTTGCCTTGACATCCACAAGAATGCCCTTGAGCAACAAATCCATTATTGTTTAAGATTAGCAACCAATTCATTAATCTCTGTAAATTATTGAGGTTAATATTTTATTCACTCCACTTAGGGCCATACAATAGGCAAACATCCAAAAATATCCATAAGGCTGACCATCGTAAACAAAAAATGCAAATGGAAATCCATAGAGTAGTATCATACACGGAGGGCAGTTATAAAGTGGCTTTGTTATCCAAAACCATTCATCGCCAATCAACTTTTCAAATCGTTCTGTTATCGGCTTAAAAATCATTCCTTCCCCTGCAAAGATGTTGTGAATACCAATTATTGCAAGTGAGTTAAAAATAAGTAGCATAAAGACTTGAAATGCTTCAATCTTTGTGTTTAGAATCCATAGTTGTTCTTCCATTGTTATGTTTATTTTGGTTTATATTTTTTTATGAGCAACAAGGCACATTTTCTGTTCTTATTGCAGCATCTATCAATACCTTAGTAAAGTTTAAAACTATTTGAGAATAATCGTTTTCGCAAAGTGTTAAAATAACTGGTGTACATAGGTCAGTTAATTCAAATATCTGAACTATTATCTCTCCCGTTCCATCGTTCCAAAATCCACTCAACAATCCATCTTTAGATAGTGATAGCGTTCCTCCTGCATTAGTTGTTATCCTTGTCTTTAAGACCATACCATTGGCAAAGGTAAACCTTACTTCATAAATTGTTGTTGCCTCTAAATCTAAGTTTAAGGCGATGAAATCAATACATCCCGGTACATCTTGTTTGTATGTTGCGTTGCAATTAAGTAGTGCCATATTTTATCTTTTTATTCCCCAAAAGTACAAATCTTGAGGATATTCTAACCTTGTTTTAAATTGATAAATTAAAAAGTCTTTTTCAAAATTGAAGTTGCCAAAGAAATTGCCCTCAGTTAAATTCATGTAGTAATCCTCCCAATCTTCTGTTGTGCTTGTGAATGGTGAGTCGCTTGGAGATGTTCGCTTTGTTCCGTGTTCAGGTCTGCCTGTGGTGGCACAAGTAAATAAAAATAAACCTCCACTCTTTAAAAGATTGTCGATTACATTTCTTACCGTTTCTCTCCAATGTTTATCATGTTCAAAACACTCAGTAGAAATAACAACATCAAATTGATGGCCTCCGTTTGGTTTAAATTCGTGGCCTTTACAAACTATATCCACATTCTTTCCTTCTCCAATATCAATTCCAGTGTAATCGTAATTCTCAAATAAATAACGGTTGTTTCCGTTTATATCTAAGCTACCAATGTCTAATACGCTAACTCCTTTGAAGAAGTCAGGCATAAATTCTCTAACTGATTTGCAAAAGTTTATTTGCTCTTGATGTGCCATTATTGATATTTTTCTATGTAAATTCTGTTATCTTCAAATTGAATCATCCCGAACTCAGGAAGTCTTGTTGTGGTGCTTATATCACTTTCAATCTTGCATCCGTATAGCTTCTTGGCTTTGCCTTTAGCGTATTTGATTAGGTAGTCATCACCACAAGCTATCTTCAAGTCAAATGGAATATCTACATAGTTAGATTTGTGGATAAACATTGCACATCCAAATCCATAAGGTCGTTCAACTACATCGGTAAGATTCATTGATACGGATTGTTTTAAGGCATAGTTTTCAAAACACATACCAATTACTCCGCAATCTTCTAACTTATCGTTTAAGAAGCTAAAAACATTAGTATCGATTAAAATATCGTCGTTAAGGATGGCAATGTTATCATTGTCGGCAAGTTTAACTCCATAATTCCACGACTCATTTACAAATAAATTTTCAACCCTTTTATCAATATAAAGTTTGGTGTTGTAAATCAATAACTCTTTTTCTAACTCGCTTCTTTGATTTGAAATTATAGTTATATCATTCACCAACTCGCAATCTATTAGCGATTGAATTAATGGCTTTATCTTGTCAGATTTCCAAAGGGTAGGTATAATTACTGAAAACATATTTTAATTGTTGTTTGCAAACTTACTAATTTTTTTTAATCTCTAAACAAAAATTTTGAACAAAATGTATTACAAGCGTATCTAAAGGTATCTAAGGCATCGGATTGTTGTGCAGGGTCGTTTCTGTCTGCTTTTTTTATCGAACCATCAGGCAATACCGTAACATTCTCAAAGTCGAATTGTAATGGCTTGGTGTTATCTTTATCCAATAAAACATTACCTCTACTCAATAAGCTATTTACTAAAACTCGGTTATCTGCTAATCTTGGATTAACAACCGGCACCATCATTTGATTGTTAGATAAATTTAATTTGGCTCGAATTATCTTGTAGTAATTCATATTGTCTTGCACCATCGCTGAGGTAGATGAACCACTTGCATCGCCTGTAATCAAATAAAGTGTGTTTCCGTACTTAGTTTTAATCACATCGCACAACTCATAAATATCTGAATTGGCAAGTTTGATTGTTTCAATTACTCGAATAGTGTCAAAGGATGGGATTTGCAATACTGAGCAACTAATTGGGTTTTTGTTAAAGTCAAATGATAGTATTATCTCTAAGTTTTTTAGTATCTCAACTTTCTGCAAATGTTTATTAGGCTCAAAAGCATAGGCCCAAAGCATAGTATCTAAGGTAACATCCTCAGCCAGGTACTCACAATTGAAATACATCGAATCAAGTGTTGCCTTTGCTGAATCTATCTCTTGAGCATCCATAAATGGGTTGTCGTATGTTGTAAATTTCCATCCTTGCCATTCGTGTAGATACTTTTCATCTATTGACCTTTTAAACAACTCTTTGAAGTATGTTTTGCCAAATTGCGGAGTAGATAAAAACCAACAATCGCCAATATAATCTGTTAGGGTTGCTCGGATTGTTCCATTCCAAGCTGTTTTAAGTTTCTTCGCCTTTTCGCACTCGTCAATAACTACTCTTTTGTATTTTCGACCTCTGCCTGAGTCGGGTTCGTCTAATGACCACATATCAATAACACCTCCCGTTATCAATCTAATCTGTTTTAACTGTTCATTCTTTTGCTTGATGGCATCGCCAAGTATTTTGACAATGTCAATCCAAAAGTCGTTAAGGTCTTTGTATGTAGGGCAAAAATAAGCAACTGGGAATCCATCCAATGCAGGTTCAATAATTAGTTCTTTGGCTATGGAGGTTTTTCCAAATCTTCTACCACATTTCAAAACATTGAATCGCCTTTTTGTTTGCATTATCAACTCTTGGTTGATGTGCCTTTTTTGAAGTTTTACGATTATCTCACTCACGAACAACTTTTATAAGTAAATCACTTTTACTTTCTATGTCTGCTTTTATGTCTGTTGGAATTAGCTTGGCAGCAATCTTATAAAATTCAGTTGTGTTGTTTCTTCCCCAAATTAATAAATTTGCTTTGGGGTCTGCTTGTAGCTTTTCAAATACATCAAAAACTACTTCTTTAACTGATTTAGTTATTTTATTTTTTGCTCCTTTCGGTTTTCCCGAATTGCCTTTTTCAAATTTTGCCATTCGTATTTAATCGTATTTATCGGCTATTGCCATTGTGCAAATATACAAATTATTTAATTGTCAAATCAGTTTCCCAAACTTTTAAAATTTCTTTTGCCTTTGCCCGGAAAATATTTTTTTTTGACTGAGGAACTCTAAAACGTAGAACTTCTGTTGGCTCTCCGTATTTTTGTTTTGCTCCAGCTCCTTTTGGGTTTTGGGTTGTTTTAGTTGACATTATTTTTTTATTTTGTATCACAAAAAATTCCACAATCCCAAGATTTTATTTTACCTCCTTTGTCCGTTTCCAATAATTCATCAAGAAACTTTCTTTTGCCTTTTACCTTTACAAGCCTGCAACCAATTCTTCTACTTTGCACAGCCCTTTCTTTAAAAATATCAGGAAATGTTTTTTTTACTAAATTCCAATAAGTAGGACTTGACGATTTTACACATCCTATACAATTAGCATTTGGGTAACCAAGCAAATAAATAATAGGAAGTTTAATTCCAGCCTTTTCTATTATTTTAAAACAATCGTCTTTAGTTATTAATTCAGTTATCAAAACAGGAATTGTATTACTTCTTTCAAATGTACTAAATCTTTTTTGCCTTTCCCACTCATCAATCGTAAATCCTAAAACGTGCCAGTCTATTTTATTTTCTTTTTCAAATTGGTAACGAGCTTCTTTTTTTAACTCCATTGTGCACCTTGCACCAGCAACTCCACTAATATATTTTGCTCTGTCGAAAACCTCTACAATGTCTGCATTAGGGTAGTTTTTGTTTACTGCCTTAATTATTTTATAACCTAACCAATTTTCAACATCAGAAAGAAATCTTAAATTATCGGGATGTTCATTTTTTATAGGATTGTTTACAATTAAAATATTGTGCGTTTCTCCGTATTTCTCAATAGTTTTTTTTGCAGCAACTGCCGAAGCAACACCGCAACTAAACCAAACTGCAATAGTTTCTTTTTTCATTATTGTAAAATTATATTGTTGTACTTTTCTATAAGTTGGCAAACCTCAATAGTAGTCATATTACATTTATAGGAAACATTGTTACCATTTAATAAAGTTATTAAATAAAAGTTATGTTCTATTTTTTTTGCAATTCCTGATGTAAATTTTATTTTTTTCATAGTTGTTTTTTTAGATTATTTAATTATTTCTTTGACAAATGTACACAATTATTTTAATTACGCACCACGCAATCAAAAATATTTTGCTTATTTTTTATAACTTGCTGAAAATGAAATCTATTATTTTTGTTTATCCTTTATTCTTTGTCAGTTTATAACCTTACTTTTTTTAATTGTTTGTCAGTTTGTTAAAAGGCATCGTTGCCTAAATTGTTAAATGAATTGTTTACTGGCAATGGATTACTTTTTGTTTCAATCGGTTGTTTGTAAGCATCTTCAAGGTCGTAAAACTTAGTGTAAGTTCCATTCCATCCAATAGGCAATTTGCAAGTGCTGCCATTGCGGTGTTTTTCAATCATTATTAATGCCTTGCCTTCTGTTGAATTGCCTTCTGAATCGTGAAAAATATTATAATACTCAGGTCTATAAAGAAAAATAACCATGTCGGCATCTTGCTCAATATTTCCTGAGTCTCTTAAGTCTGAAAGTTGAGGTATCTTTTCGGCCCTTGTTTCTACGGTCCTACTCAACTGACTTAATACTATTATTGGAATATCTAACTCTTTGGCAATCTGTTTTAAATTAGAAGTAATATATCCTATTTCATCATTTTTATTTCCTTTAAAATCTCGGCCTTCACTCATTAATTGGAGGTAGTCAATAATAATTAACTCAATCCCTAAATCTCGTTTCATCTTTCGAGCCTTTTGCCTAAAGTTAAATATTTTAAGGCTCCCATTGTCATCAATGTATATTGGTGCCTTTTGTATTTTTTTTATTAAATCCAATGTTTGGTCCCTCTCATAGTCTTTTAATCCATTGCGAAGGTAGTTTGCAAGAGGGATGTTTACTTCTGCTGCGGTTATTCTTGCCACTAATTGATTGGAGGCCATTTCTAAACTAAATATTGCGGTGGGCTTGTTTAATACTGCGGCATTTCTTGCAAGGGATAGGGCCAAACTTGTTTTACCCATTCCGGGCCTTGCGGCTAAAATTATTAAATCTGACTTTTGCCATCCTCCTGTATGCAAGTCAATGTTTGCAAATCCTGTACTTATTCCACTTATGGAACCAGTGATTTTGCTAATTTGTGCGGTCCTTACCATCATTTCTTTAAATGAATCCTCAAATGTTGCCGCCTTTTCTACAACAATTAGTTTGGCTGCCTTGTTTACTTCTTGCTCAAATTCATCAATAATCTCAAATACATCTGTTTCATCTGAATAAGATTTCTGCAATAAGTTACTTGAAACGTTTATCAAATTTCTTTTTAAGGCAACCTCAAAAACTGCTTGTATCTTTTCTCTAAGTATTTGTTCCGTAACGTGTCCTATATTTTGGGTAAGTTGAACCAAGTAATAAGCACCTCCAATAATATCTAATTTGTTAATCTGTTTTAGTTTTTGGCTTACTGATATTAAGTCAATGTTTATATTGTTGTTTTTTAGTTCGATTATTGCCTCAGCAATTGTTTTAGATTGGTCCTTGTAAAATATATTGGGTGAAAATATATCAAGACTTAAATCTAATGTTTGGGGTTGGACCAATATGGCACCAATTACAAATTCTTCTGCTTCGATATTTTGTGGAGGCAATTTGCCTAATTCTAAATCTGTATTTTGTTTTTTCATTTTTTTGTAGTTGCAAAACTTAATGAGGTTGTTTTTACTTCTGCAGGTTTAGTTTGGGCACCAGCAAACTTTAATTCATTTGCGGACCAAGTTTCTAATCTTCTTTCTAAATTCCAAGTTTGTTCAAGTTCTTGTTTAAATTTAGTTCCTGATTTATTTTCTTCGGTCCAATACTTGTAAAAGTTAATTAGTAGGTCCTTACCATATTTATTTAAAAAAGGTTGGAGGGATGAAGAAAATTTTAATTTTCTTTCAACTATATTATTTTCTTTTACTTTCTTTTTACTTTCTATTTCTCTTTCTCTTTCTCTTTGTTCCGAAGTAGGTTTCGAGATAGGTTCCGATGTAGGTTTCGATAAGTTTTTTAAAGAGGCTTCGGTAGGCTTACTTGTTTTGCCTCCTCTTGATAGATTTAATCGAGGTTCGCAACTTGGAATAAATAGATGGGCACCATTAATTTTTATAACATTTAGGTTTACTAATTTGTCTAAAATCAACTTTAATTCATCAATTGATATCGCATATTTTCTGCTCCAAACATCGTGTTTAATTTCTGTTTCATTGTTGTTCAGCATTGCCAAATCTATTAATTCTCTGTAAAGTCCCCTTTCAGATAATGTCATTTCAAAAACACTTTCAGAGTTTCCCCAGTCCTTCGGGTACCAAGTATATCCAAGTTTAGCCATTACTTTAATTTTTTAACTATAAATTGAATTAATTTTGTGAGGACTTTAACCTCAGCTTCATTTAGTTTTTCTGAGTCCCTAAACTCTTGGACCAACAAAACAAATTTATCGAATGTACTCATAAT